TATCCATATGGACCATAGATTGGATTTCCATCATATGCCCAACCGATGATAGGTGAGTGTGATGAAAGATCATCGTGCAACTTTCCAGCAAGATCTGTAGAATATCCATACATTGAGAATGACAGATAATCTTGTGTGTCATTCTCATAAACATTTGAGAAGATCTTAGTAGTTCTATTTTTAACAAACTTACCAAATCTTTCTACATCGTTTACATGAAGATCTCTAACAGATGGGTTGAATATTGCATTTGCACCTCTACTTCTTACAAAAATTGTAGTAGTGTTTGGATCATATCCCAAACCACCATTGATAACTACAACATCTGTAATAGCACCATTACTAATCTCTGGTCTTAGAATTGCACCTGTTCCAGTTCCATTAGAATCCTCAACTACCAATTCTGGTAATGAGAAGTACTCACTACCACCACCCAATACTTGTACTTCTACAACACGACCATTTGAAATAACTGGATTTAACTGTGCATTTTTTCCATTCTTTAATGTTACCAGTGGTTTTTTGTGTAGGTTTAGTATTGTTGAACCATATCCAACACCACTTTCATAAAGATATGCATCAACAATTTCACCGGTGACAACAGGAGTAAACTTAAATGTTCCAGTGATACTTGATCCGAAAGATACTGTTGCACTTACCTCAATCTCTGGATAACTGAAGATATGATATCCACTTCCTGTTGATTGAATATCTACAAACTTCTGTCTTACCAAATCCGTTGTAACAGTTCCAGCGACACCAACATTGATGAGTTTGAACGTATCATCATTCAATGCAAAGATTGAATATCTATCTGATGTAGATAAACCTACAATCTCAGTTCCAGTACAAGAATAATTGACTACATCACCAGTATTAAATCCATGATTCTTGAATTCAATTTGATCATAATCAGTAGAAACACCCTCTGGTTTTACTCTTAACTTTCTATACTGATATCCACTACCAGGTTCAATGACTTCAACTTTTGCCAAAGTACCTTGTGAAAGTGTTCTGAACTTATGTACACCAGATGCGTTGGTAGTAGTTGAAAGACCAATAGTATTGATACCAGATATAGCGTCAGAGTCATTTTTGAAAAGTTTGATAGTAGATGAGTTTACAAACTTTGCAACATATTCATCTCCACTAACAAGAGTTCCTGCTGTTCCTCCTTCAACAATCGTTATTGGATCGTTTCCATTTTGATTGTAGATAAGATGTTGGAAATCCAGAAGATTGTGTGGTTGTGTAAATGTAATTGTTTCATCTGTAATGTCAATGCCACCACCAAGGAGAAGTGGTCTGCTATCAAATTCCAATTCTCTAAATCTCTGTGCCATAACTGGTTGCAGAACACAACCAGAACCATTACCACCAGTTATAGAAATAGATGCAATATTTTGAACATCAAAATCCTGAGGATCGACAAATACATGTTTTACAGATCCTTCAATGATTGGTTCTACAAGTGCTGTTGATCCTGCACCAGCAGATATTTCAATTTGTGGTGGATTTATGACATCATAGTCCATTCCACCATTGAAAACTTCAAATTTAGAAAGAGGTCCATAATAAATTCTATCATTAGAATCTGGACTAGAAATTTCAACACCATCAATCAGAATTCCAATGCCTTGAGTTCCTCTGCTATCAGGAACTGCACTAGTTTCTGGATGCTTTAATGGGAATTTTCTAAGAAGATTATTTGGGGCAATAACTCTTGTTCTATGCTTTTCTAGTGTAAATCTATGGATTGATGCTGTTGTGTTTGGTTGTAATTCTACAAATTGTGGACCACCAATCAGAGAACGTGAAATATAAAGTCTAATTTTATTCAGTGCTGTGATATAGACAAAATATCTTTCACCAGATTCTAAACCACCAAGTGGGTTGTCTGATGTATATACGATTCTGTCACCGGTAATAAACTTAACGTTGGATGAAAACTTGATTGTGCTGTATGTTTTTTTAACAATATTAAGATCTTCAAGATTATTATCAGAACCATCTGGAAGTGATGACTCAATGATTTCTTCATTGATTTCATACTTTGGAAGTGATAATGATGTTACATATGCTTCATCAGAAGTATCGGATGTATAAACGTTTTGGATATTTGCAAAATATGTGTTATTGCCCGCCAACAAATTGATGTTGCCACTAGATGCAGTCTCAATTTTTCTACGAATGGTATAATCAACATTGGCAAGTTGAACAAATCCAGATATGTTGTTAAGAACAACTTGCCTGTTTACTGGATTAATACTTGAAATCTCTGCATCTGCTGATGCGATTGTTTGAGATTGACCAACTAATATATCAACTTTGTCGCCAACCTTTAAACTTGACTTATCAATATCTTCTGTTGATAAAGTAAATGTAGATCCATTGATATTAGATACATTAAATCTAGCACTTGTATTGTAAATCCAAGAATTTGCAAAGATTTGTTTATAATCATTATCAGGACCTTCGTTCTTAATTACCTCACCAATAGACTTGATTGATATTTCTTCACCAACTTCTACCCTAGAAATATCATCAATACCAACAAAATCACTGAGAACTCCGTTGATACGGACTTTGATGATCTGGGAAGAGTCGCCATCAGCATATCCATAAGCATATTTGTCGTCTCTTACTTCATCTAATACTTCAATTTGTTGTGTTACTCCACTACAACCAAAGAATTGATTGACTGATTTGGAAGTATATGTGATAGTATTACCATTACAGGTGATTGTTCCTGCCTCTTCAAATCCAATTGTAGAGTCAACTGTAATTACAGTGCCACCAACTGGCACTGTTTTGAGAACTTTGGTAAATCCTGGAATCTCAAAAGTACCCTGAATATTACTTTGATCCTCATATCCAACAAACAATCCGAGTTTGTAATATGATTTTCCTTCTCTTGTGAAGATTTCTACCTCTGAAACAGATGCTGTTGCCGATGGAATTATATTTTGATCTGTTGATTTGTATAATGCTTGACCTTCCAACTTGAAAGGATCACCTTCAAGTGCCTCAACAATTACAATTTCACGCCTGATAAAGTCTGTTGAAGATGGTTTAATTAGTCTCTCTTCAAGATCTAATACTTTTGCCCCTTCTCCATAAAGAATCTTAAAAAGAATTACAATAGATTCTTCAATACCTTTGGACTGATATAAGTTTCTTGCAAATTTGAGAAAAGTGCTTACATCAAGATCTTCAACAAAAGTTTGATTTTCTAATCCAGGAGCAAATGTTGTCTTTAATTTCTTATAAAATTCCTGTAAAAAGATAACACTCAGATTAGTTACATCACTATTTTGAGTGTGTGCAGATGCATTAGAGTCTGTGAAGACTACACTTTGCTTATTTACATTCTGAATTGTATTCTGAATACCTGAATCATATCCAGTAATTCCACTAAAACCACGAATGCAACCAGTGAAGGTTGTAGTGGTCTTTCCAGTATATGTAATAACTTCATCACCAATTTTCAGAAGACCATAGTCATCTGGAAATCCCTTGGTGGAAGTTACAGTAATTGTTGTATCTGTTGCACTGATAGCAGAAGAAAGGGTTGTTTTACCAACAACAACTTCTGGAACAAGATTATCTAACTTTAAATATCTGTCAAGATTTGAGATAAGGTCATCATTACCTCCCTGATGTTCCTGAGAGATATAATATTGCTTGAAAAATTCAATTGCTTTTGGAAATTCAGCAACTAAAAATTCTGGAAGTTGGCTCTCAATAATTTTATTGAGTTCCACTCTCTTCTCAACTTGAGACATATTTTATTTCCTCTCTAGTGCTCCGTTTGAATAACTTGAAGTATAATAATCTCTTGTAAAAGATACGCCAGAAATTTCTTCACCAGATGCAATTACATCTTTAACCATATTTATCTTGCTATTAGAAACATCAAAACTCAAATACAAGTCTTTGAGTCCAACGATATCATTAGATTCTGGGAATGCTTGAATCTCAATAATGTTATCTGGTGCCACCGTATCAACGATATTGATGGTGTTTAGTATTACTTCACCTTTCTCATAGTCAACTGTTCCTGCCTCTTTGGCAACAACAAACTTTTCTCCATTTTCTCCTACCTTAACGATAGAGATAATTCCTGTTTTTGCTGTGATATTTTGTGGTCTATTACGGAAAACATTAGACGCTTCTGCAGTATTTGTTACATTTTGTGCATCTGGTACTGGTCCGCCAGCAATAATCTGAGGAGTGTCTGTAAGATATACTACTGATTTTTCTCCTGCAATTCTAAATCCGGTTGACTTAATATTGAATCCATTTGGTTTTACATGGAACTTATTGCCAAAACAAATTTCATATTGAGCGAACTGATTCTTCAATACCTTCAAATCTCTTCTAATAATCACTTTTGTGATGTTAGAAGTAATCGCAGAGTCAACTCTATCAATCAGTTGAAGTACTTTACTATACTTGAATCGTCCACCAAAGCGATTCATATCAACATCTTGGGCATATTGTGCCAAAGTTGAAGTTATATTCGTTTTTAGTGACTGAACATTAGAGACTTGACTTGTATTATAGTAAATTGAAGAGTCAATCTCCACATATAGTACCTTTAAGTCAATAATTCTCTGATTAATACCAGCAATAGAGTATTTTTTTAGTTTATTGAGAATGTTTTGCTTATCAAAATCCGAAACATAGGTACCATTCTTTGGTTTAATACTAATTTGCACCGTTCCAAATCTTGGTGGACTCAATTCTTCACCACCGACCACTGCAACGGACTCTGTATTAGGATAAATGTCCTGAATAATTGCTTCGTAGTCGTTCGTTGTGACCGCTCTGTACTGCGCTGAATAGAGTCTAGGGGCAAAGTACTTGATAGAGGATATATTCTCTATATCGCCACCGTTAGACGCCTTCTGGACGGTATTAACGGTGATTGTGTCGCTAGGAATGACTCTAATATTTGAGTCATCGATAAAATTACCTTGAAAATCAAAATTTGCAGCACCATTTCCTGCTTTTCCATCAGTTACGATGTATCTAACAGTTACAACAGCATTATTTTCGAGTGGTCTACCAAAATATCCGTCACCGAACAGGATTTCATATCTTTCATCCTGCACTTCTTGCAATAAGAAGATTTCAGAGTTCTTGTTAAGGTTCAAAATGTTATCAACGACCTTATATTCTCTTCCAAGACCGCTGTCATTGATGCCTTTTACAAAAACTCTGATTGAAGCAGCATCAATATTAGGATTATCAAGGATAAAACGCTGATCAACACTCTTATCAACCAAAAATTGCCTTGATAAGAAGGATCCTTGGAGAAGTTCAAGTGGTTCTTCTGTTGATCCGAAGGTTGCAACACCGTTCACGACGGTTGCAGTCACATCTTCTGGAATAGAGAAGCGATAAGCAGTGTTATCAAACGCTCCAACGCATACCAGACCCGCTGTAAGGGTCAAAAACGTGCTTGTAGTAGTGGTATTGACGCTGAATGTTACTTGTGCCTTAGCGGCGCTTCTAGAACGTGGTGTATATCCTATATTTCGTGCCAGTGACACCACATTTTCACGAACTGTTGCCGCATCCAAGAAGGATTCATTGACAACTAAGTTCGCATTAAACGCATTAATATACGTATTGTATGCTAATGTGTCAATAAGAACAGAAAAATTAGACCCTTCAAAGTCAAAATCCGTGAAATTTGAATTTGCACGGAGATAATCCTTGATTTGGGTCTTTATCTGATCGAAATCTAGATTAGTGAACTGTGTAAAAGGCATATTTTACCTTGTTGGCTCTAATATGAATGAAAACTGTTGTGCAGGAAAGTCTTGACCTACGATATCGAAGAACACTTTAACGTCAAAACTGTTCTGATC